AATAATCAAATTTGTTCTATCGGTACCCCTATAACTACTTCAAAAGCCCAGATTTATTGTATAGAAAATTTTTTAACTCCAATTGATTGCAAATTACTTATTGGTGTAATCGAACAAGATGCTGTAAGAGCAAAAACTGTTAGTGGTTTATCAGATAAACGTACTAGTAGCCTTAGTTCTTTAAGATATGTAGAACATTCATTTTATTTAAGTATTGAAAAAAAATTAACATCTTTGATGGGTTTACATCCTTTTCAATCTGAAACAATTCAAGGACAAAAATATGAAATAGGTGAATTTTATAAACCTCATTGGGATTCGTTTTCAAAAGATATAGTTAACTACGAAGATTTTGTAGTATGGCAAGGACAAAGAACATGGACCAATATGGTTTATTTAAACGATGTAGATGAAGGTGGAGAAACTAATTTTCCAGATTTAAAAATAAAAGTAAAGCCTAAAAAAGGTATGTTACTTGGTTGGAATAATCTAAATAAAGATGGAAAGAGGAATGTATTAACTCGCCATGAAGCATTACCACCTAAATCCGGGAAAAAATACATAATTACTAAATGGTGGCGAAGTTTTTCCCCTCTTTAAACTCTTATTACACCATTCTGAACTTTAGCTTTAATATCATTTCTTACAGAACCATCAAGAGCTTCCCTACCAACCGTAGGTAAGTCCTGGACAATTCTCTCTGATATCCAACTCTCAGGATTTTTTGCGAAGTTTTTTAAAAAGGCTAGTGATTCAGGAGTGGACCCATCCGATGTAGAAGTCATTTGCTATGTAAGGTACTGCCTTATCTGCTGATAAGATTTGCAAAGAACAGTTTTGCTGTTCCATCCATTTTTTTATTTTAACAAGTCTCTCCTTGCAATAGTAGATGTATTCCGAAGTATACCAAACATCAAGTAGTAAAGAACCTTTTAATTTATTACAACTAGAGCAACAGCAACACATATTTGATTTTATATTCTGACCTCCTTTAAATTTTGGAATTATATGATCAATAGTAGCCGTATCTTTGTTTAATTTCTTATTGCAATAAGCACATTTCCATTCCCATGATTGAAATATATGAGTTCTAAATTCTTTACGAGCATTTCGAGGAGTAAGAGCAATTAAATGAGTTAAAAGATCTTGCTCACAATTGATCATCTACTATCTAGCAGCCTTGAAAAAACTGTAGACTGCATAAACTTATCTTTACAACTACTCAACTAAACTAATAATTTCTTCTTCAGCAGGGTCATAATCAGCTTCTTCTAAAAGCTTAAGTAAATAATAATGAATTTTCTCTGTTACCCAACGTAAGTCCTCATCACTAATGTCACTAATAATGGCATCTAATGATAATTCACGAGATGGTGCTCGTACATGTTCTGCTAATAATTCTAAAGCTCGATATCGATTTCTGTTTAATTCGCCCAACATTGTTTTAGGAGGTTACATCCTCAGAATCAGTGGAGTCATCAGTACCTGCAGTTTCTTGTTTTTGAATAGCTGCAAATTCAAGTGCTCCAAGAACTTTTAGATACTGTTCCTTTAGTCTAGACATCTGTGCTTCAGTTTGCCTAATATTTTCTTCTAAACTTTGTTTTTGATCTTGTAATTGATCTTCAAGGGATTTAACAGCGTCAGTCATTGAATGGTTTAAAAGGTCACATAGGAGAATAGCTTCCCTTAATCTTCAGTTTTTATCAAAATATTCACGAAAATTTAACCAGCCCCATCCTGTAGCCCCACCTGCAAAAAATAGACGTCTATTAAATTGTTCATAAGGGTATTTAATATTCCTACCTACAACAGGATTTCGCTCAATAAAACCACCATCAATTAAATTTAATTCTCCAAAAGGATCTTGAACTAACCAAGAATCATAATCATATCCGGTAATTACAACAGAGTGTGGTCCACGCTTTGGATCTGATATAGGACCTTGACTAATTAAACTAACGATAACTGGTAAGCCTTTTTTTAAATTATCTTTAATATCATTCTCGTCATAAGACATTCCAAACGTCGCTGTGTAACCTAACTCTCGTATTGTTTTTAACTGAGAATCTTTAGAAGAGTTGATACCGTGCTTATTAAGTATCTCTAAGTAGTCATTAAACGTGTTAATACCTTTTGCATCTAAGTATTTCATTACCATAGCCATGCAAAATGATTGGCTTTTAAGACTATTATCTATATCGTCAGGATCATGCCCAATATATGGAAATTCTCTTAAGTAACTTAAATTATCTTTTACTGCATAAGGATGTATAGAAACTTCGGATCTTAAACCTGACCAATGTCCATCAAATACCCACCACTTACCTAAACCAAATCCTAATTCTAAATATGTATGTCCATCGGATCTTTCTATAACTTGGCAACGGCGAATACTCCGGTTCCGTGCAACATCTGCTCTCTCCATGGATTCCAATAGCTTTAGATGTAATAGAAACCCAACCCCATTTAAAATCTGGAGGTTTATGGCAAAACAAATCTAATTCAGCAGCTCTTCTTCTCGATAAAGCTTGAAATATTTGACCACTTTCTTTATTCCATTTATGTAGTTCTTCTTTAGCAACTTCACAAGGATCTTCTAGACTGTTAATACGTTTTAATAAAAAAGAATTTTCTAAAACAGTTACTCCCATATTTGAAGCAAATGAAAATAAGGCATCAAATTGATTTTGATTTATTGGTGCAGTAATTAAATTAGATACTTTCTCTTCTAAATCTTTTACAATATTTTTCGATAACGTAGCACCCTCAAAAGTTTTTATAAGGTTTTGACCAACTTCAGAAATATGCACATCAAATATTTAACAACCTTCAATTGCTTTAGCTATGTCTCCTCCGAGGTTTGCCCCTGTTTTTTGACCGAACATTGTTGCCCATCCTCCAGCGACCCATCCTATTATTGGTATCCCTGAGAGTGCTGGTGCAGCCTGAGCACCTACAGAGGCTCCTATAACACCTCCAGTAGAGCCTCCAGCGCCTTCGGCCTTGATACAAGCTATTTCCTTAGCTGTAAGCTTAGAAGCGTCATCACCGCCATCTAAATGAACTTTACCGTTCATCGTATATTCTTCATATAAATCGACAGTTGTAGTACCTTTACTAAACAAACCACTAGAAGGTTTAACAACATTCTCTGTTTTTATCATTACCTTCGGATCATTAGCGTTATATCTAATTTTGTAACCATCTTTAGTAGCCTCCATCTCATACGACGTATAACTTCCAACTGGAAAATCGACAACAGGTAAGTTGCCTTTACTTATTAAGGAACCCATTAAGCCAATATTAGTGACTCCAAGAAAGGTTCCAAAACCAAGAGCTGCCCAATTCATGTTGCTCTTCCTATACATTCAAATTCAAGACTCGATAGAGGTCTTGTTATCCACTGTAGTAATTTTAATAGGCGCTTGCTCGATACGCAATGTTTGAGTAGGACCAACTTGTGACATCTTTTCAATTAAGCGTTCAAAATCGGCCTTACTAATATCACCTAAACCACCTCCTTTTTTGTTATCCATCTTCATTGTTCCGTCACCTTTTTTAGATGCTGTCTGCAAACCAAAAGAGGCTAAAGCCCCTGTAAACACTGACGCTACAAAGGTTATATCTTTAGGTGCTTGTTGCCCAAATGCAGGTAAAGTTATGTAATTTAATGAAATGATAAATCCACTCCAAACGACAACTCCAAGCCTCACAAAAGTGGACAAAATTACTAGCTGCTCTTCCTTATCATCAATACCTTCTTTTATTTTTGTAAAAACATTCTTTTTTTTCTCCTCTTTTTTGGAAGGTGTCGTAGGAGACTTTGTCACATCTTCAGTCATCGTATGATAGCAATACCTACTAAGTTTACCCCTTAGTAAACTTAGAAAATAACACACTAATTACTTAGTCCAATGTGGAAAGTATTGCCAATAATATTTTTGTTTGGTGCTCCAGCTGCTCGTGCCGATTTGGTACATACTCTGAGCACGTCAACACAGCTTTCGGTGAACGGCGCAGCAACTGTTTCTGAAAGGATCGGAAGTACCTATACCGTCTCAGGAACCAATATAAAAGTTGGTACAGGAAACAGCGATGTGTTTGGAGGTTTAACAGCTGGTTCAGCTACAGCCGCAGCGACGATGAAGGCTGGTACATATGATATCAATACGACTGGATCGGCCTTTTCGTTCTCAGAAAGTTGGCTCCAGGGGGACGCTGTACCAGCGATAGGATCAGGCGTCGATGTCGCCAGTGGTGTTGTGGCAGACATGCCAGCATTTGGTGAGACAACGACCCAGTCAGGAGGTGTCGCTGGCACTTTGGCAGGAACTATTTTGAGTTCTGGAGTGATGACGATAACCGCTGGAGGCGCAGGTACAACTGCAACTGGACAATTCGTAAGTACTATTTCCGTAGACTAGTCATGAAGCGGCTTTTAGGGCTGTTTTTATTATTTCCAACTGCTGTAAATGCAGTTCCAGTGGTCCCAAATTTCCAGTCTGGAAGTATGACTAGCCACACTGAGACGACCACAAAAGTTACGGAGGTTATAAATTCGATAGACTATCAAACTGGATGGGAATATACCGTCACGGGAACGAATATAAAGGCTGATGGTGCTACGCTATTACCGCCATCGACTTCTGTAAGTAATACGATGGATGGCGTGACAACAACATGGAGTTCGTTAGATGCGAATAATGTTCCTAACTTCTCCATAAAGAACCCAGACCAATCATGGCAATTCACCACAAC